AAAAGCTCAGTCTTTGCTTGGCGTTTCAATGGACATTGCAGCAGCAAAAAGTATTGACTTAAATACTGCTTCTAAATTAGTTTCTAAAGCATATGGTGGAAATGTTGGAGCACTTAAAAAACTATTTCCACAGATTTCAGCAGCTACAGTTAAGTCAAAAGACTTTGCAGCAGCAATGCGAGAGATCTCAGGTGAGACAAAAGGCGCTGCAGCGGCAGCTGCAAATACATTTGCTGGACAAATGGAAAGAATTAAACTTGCATTTGGTGAAGCATCTGAATCACTTGGTTATAAGTTACTCCCTCAAATTAGATCATTTGCTGATCTTATTATTAACAAGGCTATTCCTGCAATTCAGAAGTTTGTAGACGAAAACGGCGATAAGATTGCAGCAGGATTTAAGACTTCGATCCAATACGGTATTGCTTTTGCCAAACTAATGTATGACATGTTTAGTTTTGTTGCTAGAAATATAAAAGTATTTGCAACTCTTGGTGCTGTAATCATTGCTGCATTCTTTGGAGCTAAAGTTGCTGGAGCTGTTGCTGCTTTAGTAACAGGAATTCAAGCAATTATTAAAGTTATGAAAGCACTTCGTACCGTCTCACTTGCTTCTGCAGCCGCAACCGCATTGGCAACTGGTGGTATTTCAGCAGCAACTGGAGCAGCAGCATTTGGAGTTGCTTTAGTAGGTATAGGTCTTGCAGCAAATAAGTTTAATAAAGACTCAGATAAAGCTGCTGATTCATTAGGTAAGTTTGATTTTAATGCTAAAGGATTTTCTGCATCAGCATCAGATTATACTAAAGGCATAGAAGGAATGACTAGCGCAACAAACGGTCTTGCAGGAGCTACAGATGATGCAGCTAAAGCAACTGAATTGTTATTAAAGCTAAGAAATAAGTTTGGACTAAAAGGACTTAAAGAAACTGATCCAATTACACTTGAAGCAATTCGTAAGAATCAGATCAAGCAAGCAAAACTTGGTATTTCAAGTCCAACAATCTCATTGTTAGCATCTGCTGGACATGGAAACATTGCTAAAAACACAACAATGAATGGTGGAAACATCACAGTCAATGTTGCCGGTTCGGTTGTTTCACAAGGTGATCTTGTAAATGGTATTAAAAATGGTCTTGCAACTCTTATGCGCCGACGTGGTGGCAGTCAGTTTGCGGTGCTCTAATGCCAGCAAATGCACCTACACTTACAGTTTCATTTAGTAATGGCGGAGCTTTTACAGCAGTTAGTGCTGATCTTTTGCTATCTGTTGAGATCCGTAGAGGTCGGCAATATCAAAATGACTTCTTAGAAGCTGGAACCGCTGATGTTGTATTAAACAACCAATCAGGAGCATTTGATCCAAGCAACACATCAAGTCCATGGTACGGAATTTTAATTGCAGGAATGCAGGTAAGAATCCAAGGTAATGCTACAACTATTTTTACAGGTTACTTAGAAAACAATGAAGTAAACCAAGGTATTTACCCTACTGTGTCTCTGACATTTGTTGACGGTCTTGCACAAATTGCCAAGGCAATTGCACCTGCACTAGCAACAAGTCAATTTCAAGAAGCGGCTTCTGCTCGAGCAACTAGAGCACTTGATCTTGCCGAATGGACTGGTGGACGTAGTTTAACTGGAACAACTGTCATGCAGAAGACAAAACAAAACATGAGTTGTCTAGAAATGCTAGAACAATGTGCAAACTGTGTAGGTGGACGATTCTATGTAAGCCGTACAGGAGTTGCAACTCTTGTAACTTTAGCCAATAAGTTTACACGACCAACTCAATTATTATTTAGTGACCAAGGTGATGCAAATAGTGTCGGCTATGACGGTATCATTACAAATCCTGGAACTGATTATGTCTACAATGAGGCAATAGTATTCAGAGGACCAAAGAAAACTCAGAAAACCGCAAAGTATACTTCAAGTGTTTCTACATATGGACTTAAATCTAAAAAACTTGATGCGCCTATTTTTGATGATACAAGCGCGGCAAATCTTGCTTTATATGCTGCTAGAAAAGATGCTGATGCAGTTGTATTGGCAGAACAAATTGATTTTACAGCAATTGGTATCGGCGCACTTGCAACCGATATGCTCGAAACAGAATTAAACGATCTTGTACAAGTAAAACGTTTAACTTATGATGGACGAAATATTACTATCAACTGTGTTGTAGAAGGATTAGCGCATTCAATTACTGCAGATAATTGGAGAGTTAGTTACTTCACATCTGTAGTAGATCCTTATACGATTACGATTTAGGGGAAATAATGCCACTTTGTCCGCAAATCACAATCACTCCAATTACAGTTACTTCAACTGGAATGACTCAAACTTCTATCATTCCTATTGTTGCAGCAACTACAGAAGAGACTGACGAACTTCAAACTGAGATCAATACCATTGAAGCGTCCGTCAATGGTAAAAATCATATTTATCGGCAAGCAACTGCGCCAGATGGATCTGTTTATCCATTAACTGAAGGTGACGTTTGGTTTGATACAGACGATGGAAACAAGCAATACTATTGGACTGGTAGTGCTTGGGTTTCTGTACAAGATCTTGGAATTGCAGCTGCAGAAACTGCGGCGGCGGCAGCAACAGCGGCAGCGGCAGCGGCAACAGCCGCGGCAACAGCAGCACAAACAACAGCAGATGGCAAAAACCGTATCTATCGCCAAACCACACAACCAACTGGTGGTACATATGTAGAAGGTGATCTTTGGTTTGATACAGATGATGACAACAAGTTTTATAGGTACACTAGCGGTGCTTGGAGCGGCTTCACTCTTGGCGACGGAGCACTTGCTTCACTATCTGCTACTAAACTAACTGCTGGTACAATCGATGCTTCAGTTATTACAGTTTCTAACATCAACGCTGGTAATATTTCAACTGGTTCACTTGCTGCAGACCGTATTGCCGCTAATACTATTACTGGTGCAAAACTTGCAGTTGGAACAATTGAAGCTGTTTCAATAGCTGCAGGTACCATTACCGGTGCCAAAATTGCAGCTACCACAATTACTGCAAGCAATATTGCAACTGCAACAATTACAGCAGATCAAATTGCAGGTGCAACAATCACCGCAGCAGAAATTGCTGCAGATACAATCACAGCAGCAGAAATTGCAGCTGGATCTATTACCGTGGATCGTTTGACTGCTGGAACATTGACTGCTTTTACATTACGCACTTCATCTGGAGCACGTAGAGTTACTGTATCTGCATCTACTAACTCAATTTCATTTACAGAATCTAGTACAACAGTTGGACATATTGGTCCAGCTTCTGTTGATGGAATTGTAATGCACTACGGTTCAACATTTAATCCAGCTGTTACGACTTACCCAAATGCTTACGTCTCTTCAGGAGATGCAAGAATTGCATACAATTCAACAACTTACGTACAAACTAGTTCTTCTGGTGTAGTAATAAGTGGGAACTTGTTTAGTCTTTCAAACTTTTATAATCAAGATACTACAACTACTACAAATGCCGCAAATACTTGGATGTCAAGCACAAACGGTCTTACTCGCCGCAGTACAGCATCTAGTCAACGTTATAAGCAAGACATTGTTGACATTCGGACAATTCAAGATTTAGATCCAAAAAAATTACTTGATCTACCTGTAAGAGCTTTTAGATATAAGTCCGATTATTTAGATTCTGCCGATGACAGATCTGGTTCATTGATACCTGGTTTTATTGCTGAAGAAGTGGCTACAGCGTATTCTGTAGCTGCTGATCACGTTGAAGGTGTTATTGAATCATGGAATGATAGATATGTGGTTCCAGGTTTACTTGCTTTGATTCAAGATCTTTATGCAAGAATACAAATACTTGAGGGTAACAATGAATAATTACTTAGTTGGTTTTAATGACGATGGAATACTAATTGAAGAAAAAGTACAAGCCGAAGACAAAGATCAAGCAAAATTAGTTGCACAACCATTGCATCCTAATTTGCCGATAATTTTTGTAAAATTCTTAAAATAAAGGGGATAAAATGGATGACGCAACAGAACTAGACATCAATGTTGTTATTGCTGTACTAAGAGAGCAGATCGGTCTGCTAGCTCTGGACAAAGCAATGTTGACGGCTAGAGTGGGGGATCTCGAAATGAAACTCAAGGAGAAGAATGACCGTGAATGACTGGGCTGCATTGATACTTGCGGTCATATCAATATTAGGTTCGTTTGTAGTTGCCGTAAGGTGGCTTGTTAAACATTTCCTAAATGAATTAAAGCCAAATGGCGGATCTAGTCTAAAAGACTCAGTGACTAGATTAGAAACACAAATGGAATTAGTAATAACCATGCTTACAAAGGAGAAAAAGTGAAAGAAACAAAGAAACTCGTAATCCGTCTTGCTGCAGTCTTCTATGTATCTGCGCTAGCAACTATTGGAGCTGGATCATTGTTTGGAGTTCCAGCAGCAACAGCGGCAGGAATTGCCGGTCTTTTGGCAGTTGCTAAAGTTGGAGAATCACTTGCTAAGGCATATATTGCAGATGGCAAGTTAAGCAAAGATGAAATTGACGTAGCATTTAACGAACCAAAGGGCAAGAAGTGAATCTAACTGAAATTGCAGATGGTTACATTGGCTATACAGAAGGACCAAATAACGACACAGAGTTTGGCAAATGGTATAAGTTAAATCATCAACCTTGGTGTGCAATGTCCGCATCTAAGATTTTTCATGAAGCAGGAATGATTAAGGCCGTTGCACCAAAAACTAATCCTAAAGGTTTTGCATCATGTGATCAGTGGCTTAAGTATCTGACAGCAAACAATCAGTTAGTTCCAATTGGCCAAGCACAACGTGGCGACATTGTTTTCTTCCAGTTTGATACTGATGCTCAACCAGATCATGTTGGCATTGTCCGCTATCACAATACAAAATTAAAGTATATGAATGTGTGGGAAGGCAATACGTCGGACAACAAAAAAGGTAGTCAATCAAATGGCGACGGGTTCTACTTGAAACGACGTAAGTACGATACAATTATGGCAATTGCACGTCCAACAGATTTAGGAATAGGAAAGAAATAATGAGTGCTTCGGGGGATATATCAAAAGCAATCAGTGATCTTTTAGAAAGTAAAAAGAAACCACTTTGTGTGGTTGGCAAAATTAAGTCTGAACTATTGCCAGCAGATTCAGATGCTTTAGAAAACTTAGTGCAATCTAAAGTAACAATTGTGCAAATTGTTAATCTTCTTAGATCACATGGCTTTGAAATAGGAAATACAGTTGTAACTGTCCATAGAAAAAAACAATGCCCTTGCTTTAGGACAACATGACAATATCTGATGATGCAAAGAAACTGCAAATTGAAGTAGACGAATCAGTTTCCGAGCTGCGTCAGACACTTGTAAGAACACAAAAAGAATTATCTAAAGCAAAACAACGTACAGAAGAATTAGTAGAAGCCACAATCCAAGCATGTAAAGATGCAACTTTGGCTTTAGGACCAATGAAGCCAATAGAAGGTCCAAAGGTAGATAAACGCCGCAAACGAGCAGAAGTTGCTTTGTGGCATCTTACCGATTGGCAAGGAGCAAAAGTAACTCCTAGTTATAACTCAGAAATTATGAGAAGTAGAGTCATGGACTTTACAAATAAAGCCACAAAAATTACTGAAATACAAAGACAAGATCATCCAGTCAATGATGTTGTAATCTGCTTTGGCGGAGATATGGTCGAAGGTCTTTTTAACTATCCTGCTCAATTGTGGGAAATAGATCTTAGTTTATATGACCAATACATAACAGTTAGTCGTTTAATTGTAGATGTTGTACGACAAGCATTAGCAGTTTACAACCATGTGACTGTTATCGCAGAATGGGGAAATCATGGCCGAATCGGAAACAAAAGAGCGGACGTACCGAAGTCTGATAATTTTGACCGTATGTGTTATGAGTTGGCTCGTCAGTTATTATGTTCTGAAGAAGCGACTGCTAAAAGACTGACATGGGATCCACGCCATGGTGTTGAAGATATTCAGCGCATTGAGATCGGCAACTATCGAGCTCTTCTTATGCATGGCGATGAAGTTGGTAGATCTGGTTTTGCTTCTCCGGCCGGATGGCAAGCAGCAGGAAACAGATGGAAAGCTGGAGCTTACGACTGGAACTTTCAAGACATCTACTTGGGTCATTACCATCGTCATGCACAAGAACCGTTATCAGATGGTCTTGGATCAGTATATTGGACCGGTTCAACAGAGTCCGATAATAGGTACGCGCGCGACTCTATGGCCGCCTCAGGTGTTCCTTCTCAAAGACTCCACTTCATTGATCCCGAACGAGGTCGTGTCACTGCTTGTTATCAAGTTTGGTTAGACTAATGAATCGCAAAGAGATCTTAGAAGAAGCAACACGTTTAATTTATAACGATAGACAAGCAGATTATGGAACTCCACAAGAAAACCATGACCGCATTGCAAAGCTTTGGAGTGTAGTTTTAGGCATTACCGTAGAACCTTGGCAAGTTGCATTATGTATGAATCAAGTCAAAGTTGCTCGATTAGTCCAATCACCTGAAAAATTAGATGGTTGGGTAGATGGTGCAGCTTATATGGCTATTGGCGGAGAACTGGCTACGGAGGAATAATGACAACACTCATTGCATATCAACATGATGACTATTGCATCATTGCTGCAGATACGCAAACAACTGGCTATGACATGAGAGCTGATTGTTCTCCTATGGGCAAAATTGCAGAAAATGGCAAATACTTAGTTTCTGCTGCCGGTTTAGTCCGAGGCATGAATCTGATCCAACATGCTTTTAATCCACCAGCACCTCCAAGATCTAAAAATCTAGACAAGTTTATGGTCACTCAGTTTGTTCCAAACCTACGCAAAACTTTTGGAATCTCAGGTTATGACATCAAATCTGAAGGCTATCCATCATCTTTTGAGAATGATTTCATAGTTGCCGTTCAAGGAACTTTGTATTTTATAGATGAAGTGTATGGACTAGAAAAGACAAAAGATAAAGTCTACACCACAGGAACAGGCGCTAAACTTGCTCTTGGAGCTGCTCACGCGCTAGGAATTGATGAAGCAGATGAATATGAAGAAGCAATTGAGATCTTAGAACAAGCGGTTAAAACAGCAATCCGATTTGATATCAATAGTGGTGGACAAGTACAAATAGCCTTACAAACAAAAGCTGGAAAGAATCACATTGCATTTCTAGATTAAAAGAAGCAAAAAAGAAGCCCCTGCCTTTCGGCAGGGGCCTTTTTCTTTTTGTCTTAGCGAACCATCTCCAAGACTCGATCTGAGAGAGATGTTCGTTGATTCATCATGAATCGCTCACCAGCCGCAAA